AAGCGTATTAAAAGTTTGAGCCTCCAAAACCAACCTTGATCGACTTGATTGAACAAAGGAGTCCAAGAGTCCCGCCTGTATCAGCGCTGATAGAGTGCCTATGTTCACGCCTGCCTGCTTTGCAGAAAGAAATACTTCATACTTATTAGCAAAGGAATCTTCTCTAAACTCTAAGAGAGATGTTAATACTTTGTCAGAGACACCTTTGATAGAATTCAAACCATATCGGATGTTTTTGCCTTCTATTTTGAAATCGATGTCTGATTTATTAAGATCTGGGGGCAGTAACCTTATGTCAAAGTGGGGTAACTCCTGAGAGATTTTTGCTATCTCCTCATGTGGACTTGGTTCATATTTAGCATATTTTAAAAGACTTAAAAAGAATTGTTGCGGATGGTTAAACTTTAAGTATACCGTCAATGCTGCTAAATGCGCGTAACTAATTGAGTGGGATTTATTGAACGAATAATTAGCCGAATCTTGCGCCACCTTCCATAGAACTGCGGCGATTTCAGGGTCTAGATTATTGCTGCGAACTTTGTCCTCAATTTTAGCCTTCCAAGCAGGCATTTGATCCACCTTTTTCTTACCAACTATACGGCGCAACTGCTCCGCTTCATCTAAGCTGAATCCCACCTTCACTGCCATTTTCATTAACTGCTCCTGATACAGTGGAATGCCTCCTGTGTAGCTTAAGACATCATCAAAAAATTCATGAACCGACTGGAAGTCTCCCGTCCTAACAAAGGTCGCATAGTGATCCTTAAAGTCTAACGCTCCAGGTCTTGCAATCGCAACCACAGCCGAAAGCTCTTCTAGGTTGCGCGGAGAAATAAGCTGGCAAACTTTAAAGTTCGTTTCTGCCTCAATCTGAAAAAGCCCCTGAGGGGCTCTTAAACAAGAGAGAGCTTGATAAACGGAGGGATCATTGGGATCTATGTCTTGCTCTTTTATTCCAAGCTGCTTGCATACATCGTGGACGACTGAAAGTGTTCGTAACCCCAAGATGTCAAACTTGACACTCAGACTAGCTACATCATTCATGTCATAGCCAGAGACCAGTGAGCCATCATTTGTGTGCTGGAGTGGCATAATTTCCTCCAGCGGGTAGTATGAGATAGAGATGCCCGAAGGATGCACTCCTGTGTTTTTATTTAAGCCTTCTAGCTTCTTTGCTATTTTAAATGCCTTAGCATAGCGATCCGCATACCCTTTGAAGCTTTCGCTCTCTTCGTAGGCCACATCAAGCTTTGCGACCATTCCGAAATGCTTGGGGATGGTATCGCTTATCTGATTCACATCAATTTCAGATAGCTCTTCGACAATTTTACCACACTCCTTCATGCATAGCTTACCACTTAGAGTGTTTAGCGTTAGAATCTTAGAAGTTTTTCCTACATATTTTTTTTCTATGTATTTGATTACCTCTGGGCGGCGATCATAGGAGATATCGTTATCCACATCAGCCAACAAACTTCCATCTAAATAAATCTCACCGTTATGCTCTATTTTGCGAGCCCGACTCTTGGAAACAAACCTCTCAAAAAACAGATCGTATTCAATCGGGTTTATGTTTGTAATACCTATAACGTATAAGACGAGAGAACCAGCCGCACTTCCCCTGCCTGCTCCTGTGGGGATATTATTCTCTTTGCAAAAATTCATAATGTCCCAATTTAATAGGACATAATCCACAAAACCCAAATCCTTGAATACAGCCAACTCCTCCCTTAGCCTGTCATAATATACTTGAGCATCCTCCTGCTTATCGATGCCCTTCTCCTTCAGTCTTGTAAAGCAAAGCTTCCTAAGGAACTGAAAGTTATCTTCCAGGTCACTACAAGAAACTTCGTCGTAATATTTTTTTTCTATTTTAATTTCTGGGAGCTTAACTCCGACAGGAAATGGCGTGTCATACGGCTTATAGTCAGAAAAAATCATAGCTCTAAATCAAAAAGTTGTTTCCTAAAAATTTTAAACGTCATCTCAATATCATATAGTGCATCATGCAGTCGCTTGGGATCATGATCTATATTATATCTCTTTAGTAGGGTCGCCTGAGACGTTCTCAATCCCCTCTCTTTATGATTAAGCAATCTATACTGCCAAGCAAGTAAATTTTCTTTATCTACGGGAATTTGTTTAGCAATTGCCGTCGCTAAAGATTTAGTATCAATAATTCTATTCACATATGAATAGTCTGACTCTCTACCCATTAGTTTGCGCCATATATTTACCATGTAAACATCAAAACCTAAGACGTTTTGGCCAACGACTAGATTCCTTTCGTCATATAAATCCTTTTCAAACTTTTCCCACACGGTGTTTGGCGGCATGGATTTCTTCGAGTATTCATCGTACGAAAAACCCGTAACCCTTGCTGCACCCTCTGAGACGTTCAGGTTGGGCCAGTGAATAAAGAAATCTCTCTTATCAATTATCTTCTCACCTTCAACAACTAACCAAGCGATTTGCCAAGGTCGAGACGTAACTAAGTTCAAACCCTCAGTCTCGGTATCAAAAACAACGTATCGTTGTTTCTTATTAAATCTAAGTAATGACTCATCCATGTTGTAAATAAGACTCAAGGCAGAACTCATTACTGCCAAAGTGGTTAAGGTTGGGACTGCTCAGTGTGGCTGCTCTGCCAAAATTTCTATTGCAAAGAATCTTGTATGTTTGAAGAGCCTCCACATCAGACTTCTTGTTATACAATATTGTTTTCACCTCCTGCATAGACGCACTGCTTGATTCCGCAAACTTACTAACCTTTTCAGTTAACAGCTTATCAAATGGCAAGTTGTTTTGTTCTAGCCAGAAGGTCGGCGGGATATCTTTAAAGTTGGGGATGCAGTTTTTTAAGTATAACTGATTTTTATGTATAAATGAATCATAGAATGGTATCACAAGGTCGATGTGGCTTTCTGACCAGATACTATTCAGGTATTTAAAATCTACTTTGCCTCGCCCTATTGTTTGGGCGAAAGAATAGATTTTGTTAAGTAGTTTGCAACCCTCATCATCTTTTGCGAACACTATTATTTTGTGATCTGATAAATCCCCATCCTCTTCCACATCATTGCAACAGGTAATTCTTAACCCAAAAACTAAATGAATACCTTCTTCTTTGCAACTAGTATGAGATTTCACAAAGCCCGTCATCGAGTCTTCAACCAAGACTAGTGGATTGATGTCGTGCTCTTTGCAGTGATCGATAATCTCCTCTATTTTTAAGATACTCTTTCCTATTGAAAAGGTGGATTTAAATACGGGAATCATACAGGAGACTGTAACACTCCCACAAACAGCCGTCAAGAAGAATGTGCTGGACAGCCTTCATAATACTTCATTTCATAAGCCCCACCATCAGGTACCAGATCTTCACGGAACTCATCTTCAAAGAAACTTCCAACAGACTGGTTATTTTTGTCGTAAATAGTATAGTAAAAGAAATCAAACTTCATGGGACAGTGCCACTTGGGAGAGCCATCCTTTTTTAGCTCTCCCTTTTTCTTAGCAAATCCACATAAAAGCCTTCCACTAAAAGAACCATCTTTAGGAAAATCTTGCCTAGCCGCAAAATTACTTTTTGCCTCCTTGATAGAGAAATTGTCCAAATATTTCTGTATTTCTGATAGCTGCAATTCAAACCCAATTAAATCGTCAGCATCTAACGGCTTCATCCGAACTACGCCTGAGTTTTTAACGTTTTCATCTAGCTCAAATTTAAGGAATAAAAACTCGCTCACGCGCTTTGCGTAATCGGGAAACAAATTCTTAACTGCCAGACTATACATTAAGTCTTGAAGGTTATCTGTTGCGTCCTTACCCTTAAACACGGACTTGCTGGTTTTAAAGTCTCTGATTATGGCTAATTTTTTTCTTTTATAAAGAAATAATTTATCTATGAAGCCCCTAATCTTGTAGGCAACCTGTCCATCTTCCTTGACGATATCAAAATCTTTTTCAGAATATTCTTCGGTTGGCTTGCCCGTTTCATCGCCAAAGAAGTCATAAGTCAAACCATTATAAATCATCTCTTTTATTAGGGAGATGTTTTCCTCATCGTCCACGCCCTCACGAACAGCGTGTTTCATGATCAACCTTTTGACCGAGGGAACGGAGAACACATCTTGAGAGCTAACGATGGCCTTGTAGTGCTTACCTCTCCTTTTCGGTCCTAGCACCTCAAAAATTAAATGGCAAATAGAGCCTCGTCGCGCACCATCGTTACTCCGCTCGGGGAGTTTGAGCTTGTATTTACACCAGTATAACCACGCACACGATTGCGCCGTTTTTATTCTACTGGCAGATAGGGGTGTTTCGGGACTAGCCATCACTAAATATTAAGGCACTCTTAATTTCTTTTTTAGTGAAGCAGGAAGTATTATTCTTAATAAAATCGCAAATATATTCTAGCTGTTTAGCTTGATCATATTCCTTAGTAGACCAATTTTTATTAAAGTCATACTCATCTAAATGAGCGTCACCAAAATCATTATATGGCTTTGGTGGAAATTTTACAATTAATGTGTCTAAATCAAAGTAACCAGATAGTTTGATAAAAGTCTTTATCGCCGCCGTAAATCCTCTATTTTCCCCACCGTGGTCGTCATTATTAGTAGAGATAAAAATGCTATTAATAGACTTGCTATTAAGATAGTTAATAATATGACTGTTAACGGATAAGCCAAACATAACCAAAACGTTTTTAATACCTTGCTCATAAAGTGCCATTGCATCACCGATGCTTTCAACTAAAATTACTTCTTTTTTTAAGTCTATCTCTTCATCTACACCTGAATCCTGATTAAAGGCGGGATACACCCAGTTATTTCTGCGTCCAATATGTTTCCATTTTGGATAATCATTACCATCGTCAACTTTTCTACCTGAAAAGCCTATAATTTGATGATGTTCATTGTATATAGGGAACACCATTCTGCGATACATTTTGCCCACGCCAGCTAATCCAACCTCAAAAGCTTTCTGCGTAGACTCAGAAATCTTTCTGCCTAAGTAAAAATTATAGTTAGGAAAAAGCTTATCTAGTGACTCTGGAGGGTAGATTTTTTCCATTTCTGTGGTCTGTTTCGGCTTATACGTAATCTCTGCGCCACTATTCGGGGCACCTAAAATTTCTTCACACCGCTTGGAATCTTTAACTGTTAATCTGACAATTGCTTCAAATGGCTTACAGCCTTTGTTCTCCACGAAATCCATCCACACACCTGTGTCCTTGTAGATTTTAACCGCAGTGGGGTTGTCACCATCACGATATAAGGCTGAACTTCGCCAGTGGTCACCACAATCAATCAGTCTATAACCAATGGACTCTAAGATGCCTTGAAAATTATCAGAATTCAGTGAAGTCTGGAATTGATTCTTGGTTTCCATCAGTATCTAAATCTTCATCCCCATTTAATATTCTTGCGATATCCCTCAAATCTCCACATTCCTCGATATTAAAATTATTAAAATTAAGGTTTATAGCGTTTTTGCGGAGAGCATCGCCCACCCTAACAGGTTCTATTGCTCCTGCCACATCATCACCCAAGTGACGAGATTTTACGTTAATTAGCTTATGCGTACCGAAACGCTGCCCCTCCGACTCTATCTCGTCCGCAGTCTTGTTTCGCAGAATGAACATGTGAGAACAAAACTGGGTGATTCGGTCGGATAATGAAACAATAGATTCGTCATCAACAATCGTCTGAGCGGTACGGTTATTTGTGATGCCGTAGCGGTTAGATTGAACTGAAGTGATCATTGGTATGATGGGTTCACCCTCCCATAATATCTCTTTTTGGACACACTTCTTAAACTTATCTACCATTTCGCCAACCACCTGCCACTCAGATTTATTGGCAATGTTTTCTGAAGTGGTTTTTATATAATCAAAAGAAAAAACCATTCTGTTTCCACGGCCCACCTTTGAATAGTAGAATCTTTTGAGCGTATTAACCATGGAGTCCACATCCATTCCACCCACATTGTAATAATAAAATTTTAGGTCTTTTATCTTACCCCAAACCGCTCTGACTTTATTTACTACGTCCTGTCCAGCCTGTCTCCACTTACCGCTTTCGAGAAGGTGCATTGGGACGCCTGAGAGCGCCGCGCATTGCCTCATTATAAGCTCCTCTTTACTCATTTCGCCATTGTCAAAATGCAAAATTGGCACATCGTATTTCAAACTCACCTTGGTTGTATAATCCATGCAGAAGTTTGTTTTTCCCACACCTGACCTAGCCACTATAACCGTGATATTTCCCGCTCTCAAAAGAGAGCCATAAATCTGGTTAACCTTAGGGTGTGGCCCCATCATTCCAAATTCCGTAAGAGGATTATTACCCCTTTCCTCAACCAGAGCTTCCATATCCTCATAGATATTTTCGGGCGTATCGTTGCCAAGCTCATACAAATTGATTCGCGAATTATAAATTGAATCAGCAGCCTCGACTATGTTTCTATAGGATGCGTCAGGCGTGATGCTCTTCATCTTCTTTGCGATATCTTGAGAAGAGCGCAGAATTTCACGCCTAATCGAATACTTTTTAAGTTCCTTGGCGGTTTTTAACGTATTGCCAGCGGGTACTTTCCGCAAGGTTAGGGACTTGATGTAGTCGGATGGGTTTAAATTATCCTCGAAAGATAGCCCGACTTGGTTCACTCGTTGAGCGATGATAATTTCATCTACCTCATCGCCACCATTTATGGCTTGCTCTATGATCCTAAAAATAGTCGAGTTGAGAGGGCTGTTATCCGAGTAAAAATCTGAAGTATCAATAAAGTTTGAAATCTCTGCGAAAGCCTCAGGATCTTTTAGTAAACCTGCTAGTAATTGTTTTTCTAACTCAAGATTGTAAATCATTGTGCTTCTGTACCCCTCTCATCTTGCATGTCTCTCAAATAATCCTCCAAGGTTTTAACCAAAGCTAACTCAGTCATGCCACAGTCAAATTTCGAATAGACCAGCGGCTTGCCGTTTTCGGATGAAACAGCCATAATTACACCCTTATACCTGTCAGAACCACCAGACAATTCGTAAAGATTATCTACCATTTCTGTTGGTAGTGAAAACTCATTATTCTCCTCTTCTTCTAAGTTCATAGGTATATTTTTTGATCGTTGAATAAAGACGCGGTAATCGTATCGTTCGGATAAACTTCCGCCAACTTTATACTGTTGGCCTCACAGAAGTCAAATTTTTTTTGATCCCTCTTCAATTGGTCGGTATATTTTAGTCTGTTCTTGTGAAAGAATTTTACATACTTCGTGTGTTGTGCGCCTTGAACTTCCACTGCTATTTTTTTATTGGCATTATAAAAGTCCAAAGTTAAACGGCTTCCAACCACCCTAAACTCTTCGAAGACTATATCGTTCTTCCAGTAGGGATATAAAAATTTCTTTACTTCGGTTTGAAATTTACTGCGACTTGGCTTTTCCCAATCGATGAGATATTTTTTGGCGTTCTTTAAATTTCTGACTTTGCCATACCCGTCAATAAACTTCATACTTGAATCTGCTCCTTAAAGTAATCTATTAAGAATTCACACAGCTTCTTGTCTTCCTCAACGGTTTTGAAAAGCTTATTGTCTCCTTGAATTTTCTCTGGGAATTCCAAATCTTTAGATTTTAAAAGTTGTTTGAAGTCCTCGCTAGGCTTTATCCAAGCTCCTTTTTTCTCGACAAATTCCCACGCATATAGAAGGTCTATTACCTCTTTTTCCACCCAGATAGATGTGCCATCGCTTCGACCATAGCGGATAGGATAAGAGACCGTCGTATTGGTGTTTTCATGCGCTGACTTTTTAATAGTTACTTTGGCATGGTGACCAATAATAGGATTCTTTTTTGGGTCCATCGTCTTGACGGTTGGATTTTGCAAAATTAAATCGCCTTTAAAACGCGGCTCAAACTCCATGATGTTATTAGCAAAGTGAAGTAAAGCATTTCCACCCGTAGCTGTAGTCTGTCTAACTGGAGCCTTAGCATACGGGTCAAGCTTGATGTCGGCGCGGACTTGACTAATAAAGATTGCCATGTGACCACGCTTTCCTAGTGCAGTACTGGTCTTTTTGCAGAAATCTGATGCAATCACAGCGCCACCCGCGACCTTGCTACTCTCGTCAAAATTCTTACCCAAATCGTCTTTACGGATTAAACCGTCCACAGAGTCCAATATAAAACAATATTTAATCTTGTCATCATTATTGGTAATCAGTTGCCTGATTAAGCCCATCGCCGTTTCGTATATATTACTTTCAAAAACAAAGCAGGTTCCATCTACCCAATCCTCAGGAGAAAAAACAAACTTAACACCCGATCTTCTTTGCACCTCTGGCCCAAGCCTTCCCTCTGCCTTAATATATAAACCCCTAGACTTGTCAATGCTGCCGAGAAAATTTCTCATGACCTGTAATGATTCTGAGGTTTTACCACCCTCGTTGACACCCGTAAACCGATGTAACCCAGGCCCAAATCCCCCTGCTAAGTAAAGGTCTAGCTGCAAGGAACCACTGGACACTTTATACTCCACAGTGTCTTCAAAATTATAATGATCGTCCTTATTGGCCTTTAAATAATTACTCAAAATACTCTCTGGATTCACTTCGCTACTCATCTAAAAAATCTTTTACTGTTTTTGTTTTACGAGGAACAAACTTGTCCTCTCCGACTTTTTCTCCGATATGATAGACCTCATACTTGGATAAATCAACTCTAAAGTTAAAAGCTCGAAATTTTTCATCCATCTTTTCTTTCAGCTTGTCGCTAACGAGATAAGCTAACGAGTCAAACTTTTTACCAAAATCCACTATATCCATGAACTCTAGCGAATACCGCTCGCAAAGATCATTTAACATCTTCATCTCCCTAGCGAAAAAGGGACGCCTAGCCTTATCGGGAACCTCCAATAGGCGAAAAATAATTTGTCTTTTGTTTGGACCTTTAGCCTTTGCCACTAAGAACTAATAACGTCCCCTAGATCTGCGTCAACCATTTTCTTCACCAGTTGTAAAAAATTAGATTTAGGCTCCCAGCCCAATTCCTCGCGGGCCTTAGTTGAATCTCCCAGTAACAAATCTACTTCTGCGGGGCGATAAAAATCTTTATTAATTTCAACAATGCAATCATCTCCGTGGAAATATTTTTCCTCCAAGTCCTCACCTTGCCAACTGCATTGACTTCGGTGAAATCCTGCGAAATTAAAGGCTTCTTCCACAAACTCCCTGATTGTGTGAGTCTCGCCAGAAGAAAGCACGTAGTCTTGAGGTGTATCCTGATTGAGCATTTTCCATACGCCATCCACGAAATCCTCTGCATCGCTCCAGTCCCTCTTAGAATCCAGATTGCCTAATTGTAATGGGATTATATCACTACCTGACTGAACAGCGCTAAAAATACGCGCTACATTTTTTGTGATTTTGCGAGTTACAAATTCGTCGCCCCGCCTAATGCCCTCATGATTAAAAAGCCAGCCTTGAACCGCATAAAGGTCATAAGAGTCACGATAAACCTTAACTAGATGCCTAGCTGCACATTTAGAGGCCCCATAAGGGCTTCTGGGGCGTAGCGGATGCTCTTCGCTCTGTGGGACAGTAACAACATCTCCAAATTCCTCAGAGCTTCCTGCGTTGTAATAACGACACTTGGGATTATGGCGCCTAATAGCCTCCAATTGATGTAAAACCGCCATGCAATTCGTTTGCATGTGATTATGTGGCATGTCCCAACTGCAACCCACAAAAGAATTAGATGCAAAATTAATAAAATAGTCAGGCTTTTCTTCTTGGATTACACGATCTATATTTTGAGTATCTGTAACATCTAAATCAATTAAAAAAAATCTTGGATTGCAGAGTAGGTGAGATATATTTTTATGATTCTTAACGCTTAAACGTCTGACACCACAAATAATTGTATGCTCAGTATTCTTCAAAAGGTAATCCGCCATATGACTACCATCTTGACCTGTTACTCCTGTAATTAATATTTTCATATTATTCCACCAAATTTAATTTCATGGGTAAAATCTTTTGAAGATGTTCAGGAGTTTCTATTCCAACTACATTGGGATTAGTTTTTTTAGCTAACTCATAAACACTTTGGTATTTTCCCACTATATGTTTAATTCCTGTTTCGCCACCAGTAATGCATTGAGCAATATCTTTTGCAACTTTATCAACATATTGTCTAACAGTATATTGATCTTTAAAAGCGCTAGGATACATAAACTTGTCAGTTCTTATAAATGGGGCTCTAATTATTAAGTAATTTTTAAGTGTTTTAACTATAAACTCGCTAGAAGCTTTACATAGTCCATAGATATTTTTGGGAGAAACTGGCGATGAAGGTCTGTATTCTAAAGATTCACCATCAAATACATATTCAGAAGAAATATATACCAACTTTATATTTTTAGACCTACATATTTTAACCAAATTATAAGTAGTCATAACATTATTTTCTAAACACTTATTAGGGTCATCTTCACATCCCTCAGTATCTACATACCCCGCTGAATGCACTATAGTATTGGCATCAGAAAATATAGGATTCTTCTCCAAATCACAATATTTACTAAGATCTATTTCGTTATGTCGGGGCGAAATGCATTTTAAATTTTTTAAAATATTAGAACCCAAATGCCCACTACCGCCAAAAAGAATTATATTATCCATACAGAGAATTAGTCAAATCATCATAAACATAGGGGCTATCTGCTATTACTCTATAGCCGCTCATAGTATCTTCATCTTTAATCAACTTAGACATTAAAGTATTGTGGTAATCTTCATCTGACCCTTTAGTCTCAGAAGGCCCTTGATTCTTGTTGTTTTTTTTATTATGACCATTCCATTGAACTTTCATAAAAGTAGGGGGACCATCTGACGCAGGCTTTTTTACGCCTATTGAGCCCATAAAAACACCGTCTTCCCAACCTGAGTGACACTGTGTCTGCGGTATCCATTTTTTACCTATATTTTTAATGTGAGACATGGCGCCAACATCATCCCATGGAGCATTATCTAAATTATACTTTTTAAGATCTTCTAGACTATTGCTACAAATAAATTTAACATTATTATTTGGTTCCCGTAAATCTGCTTGATTATATCTAGATTGGTAGCATTTAGCGTTAGGATTGTTTTGATAGAAGTTATAGTGTTCTTCCAGATGATTGTTATATATAACATCATCATCAAGTAGGTAGCAGACAATATCAGCTTGCGCTAGTTTTATTCCTAAATTAAAAGGAATCGCTCCCAAATTATAAACATAGGGATCAGGCACTTCTACGAATTTGATTCTCTCATCATCGGAAAAGTCATTATAAACTAAACTCGCAAAAGGACAATGATCCGATATTACTAAGTGCTCATAGTCTTGCAGGGTTGATTTTTTTACAGATAATATGGCTCTTCTCAATAAGTCTGGCCTGTAATAAGTGCATGTAATTATGGTTATTTTCGGCTTCATGTTATTGTTCCCTGAATATTTCTATACATAAAACATTAGTATCATTAATCATGATCATCGTTCCATCTTTGCACTTCATTTTTGTAAACTGCCCCTGCTTAATTGATTCAGATAATATGCCGTGATATGTTCTCTTAACGCCATTTACGAAATGAATTATTTGTGTGACAGTCTCACCCTGTTCATTGACGGTAGATTTTAAATTTTTCATAAATTAACATACCAATTATATGTTCTTCTTAGTCCTTCTTCTAGGGAGGTTTGGGCTTTGAAGCCAAATCGTTTTTCAGCCTTTGAAGTATCTAGGCATCTTCGAGGTTGTCCGTTTGGTTTGGTGGTATCAAAAATAATTTCTCCGTCGAAACCTGTAATACCCTGAATTAAGTGAACAAGATTCTTAATGGAAATTTCTTGACCCGTTCCGATATTTACTGGATCAGTTGAGTCGTATTTTTCCATTGCTAACTGGATTGCAAGAGCGCAATCACCAGCATATAAAAACTCGCGAGAAGCAGAGCCGTCACCCCAAACTTCTATAGAGCTATCGCCACGTTTTTTTGCTTGTGTAAATTTTTTCAATAACGCTGGAATGACATGAGATGTTTCCAGATTAAAGTCATCATACTCCCCATACATATTCACGGGAATTAAATGAATGAAATTGCTGTTATATTGCTGCCCGAACGCCTGACAACCAACTAAAAGATTCTTTTTTGCTATACCGTATGGGGCATTCGTTTGTTCAGGGTAGCCATTCCAAATATCTTCCTCCTTGAATGGAACAGTAGTGAATTTGGGATAGGAACATACACTACCGAGGGTAACCAGTTTCTCGATGTTAAAACGATGTGCGGTTTTTAATATATTTAAATTGATTAAAGAATTTTGCAAAAAGAAATCTGCTGGGGATTTTTGGTTAGCGCCTATGCCTCCACATACTGCGGCGAGATGAATAATAGCATCAGGTAAAGAGGAGGAATTGGACTGTCTATGGAGGTAATCGTTTAAATCTTTTTCGTTTAATAAATTCAACTCTGAACTACTCGGAGTGAGTAACTCGTAATTAGTCTGTAGGCTCTTAACTAGGTGGCGACCCAGAAAGCCTTTAGACCCTGTTATCAAAACTCTTTTCATTTTATTTACCAATATTCGTGACCCATCATTTGGGTATTGGGAGGAATTTCTTCGGACAATGTTGTAGTCCACCCTTCTGAATTATACCAATCCACAGTAGCGTCGTCATTCCAACCATCCCAGCGGGTTCCCCTAATTCCAAATAAAAGCTGATTCCCGCCGCCTAAATGTATCGATGGCTTGCCTAACTTCTTAATAAAATCACATATCATTAGTGAATATCCACCACATCCCACGGTAGCCACATCAAAGTCTGCCGCTTTTATTTGTCCGCAGATTTCCTGTAAAATATCTTTATAGGGTCTCGGCTCTCTCCCAAGTAATGCTGCTGAATATGGCGATTGAATAACTTGAACTTCGCCTATTTCCGCACCCTTCCATATTTGAGGATACTTAGGAACTTGCTGCTTTATGGTTTTTGGAAAGGGGGCGACTGTCAATAATTTTTTATCTTTTAAATGATAATGCCAGCCGCCTTGGCCGTGGCTGAAAGGTTCTAACTCACTAAAAGAAGTAAATTTCTCAATACCATTCCATCCTATAGTCTCAAGAATATATTCATCCCCCTGCCCCGCGCACCACTGTAACAAGTAATCTACATTTTTTACTGATTGCAAGTATTGGTCACACCAATCCTTTAAGTCTTCTTTGCTACTAGGGTAGATTCCAGCTTGAACAGGCAGGCTACAACTGTTTAAAAGACCAACCTCACCATGCATTAAATAATGTCGTAAATGTTGAGCTTCAACACCTCCAATTTTTCCAAAAATTAAAGGTTTTGAATTTCTTATGGCGTCGATTATCTTAAGATTTATCATGTAATTACTTATAATCTACTTGAATTTTTAACCACTCTTCAGGAAATAAATCCTTTAAATCATTATTGCGGTTCGCCCTTAAATGGCCATACCAAAGAGAAGGATATATAATTTTCTTATTTTTATGCCTATTTAAATAGGCTCCCCACCAAGAAAAAGTGGAATTAGCTATAATGTTGCAAGCCATTTGGGACATTAGATACAAGTCTGTGACCTCGCAATTACTCTCCACAAAAGTAAAGTCATAAGCGGGTAATGTAAATTCCTTACGACACCATTGTATATCATCACTGAAAATTACTATAGTTTTATTGGGCTGGGCCTTTAGGGCTGCACTATAGTAAGATTGTCCCAAATTAACAAAATTTCCACTAAAATTTTCCACGTAATCGCCCCTCCTCACGTGAAGCGACGTTGAGGTTTTTGAGTTTTCTAAGACGGATGAATATTGTTTTTTTATAGAATTTTCCAAGTTATGTGGTAAAGAAAATAATGAAAGGATATCTCCTCTAAACTCATCAAAATATTTATAAGACTGAAAAAATCCGTTAAGTTTTAGGTTTTTATAAGGCGGTATCTGATGGTGTATGGTGCTAGAGTTAGGTGGCTCATTAAACTGTTTGACAATTTGATCTACTCTAGGAGGGTGCGAGGCAAGCTGGTGAAATATAGTTGTGGCATACTTTTTAAACGGCTCGCGAATTAACTCGGGAAAGAATGCCTCCACATTGTGCCGAAAAGAATGCGCGAGCGTAGCTGCTACGCAAAAAAGCTGATTACCCAAGCCATTATTAGCTGGACCTGGACCGAGTATGTTACACGTTACCATACTTATTTAACCAAAAGTCGGTCATTTCATCAAGCATGGATTCAAAAGTATAAGTGGTCTTCCAGCCCAGAGTTTCCCTTATTTTTGACGAATCACCTTTTAGGTAGGGGAGTTCTTCTGGTCTCAAGTATAGCGGGTTTTGGACAACGTAATCCTCATAGTTAAGGTGCAGCTTTTCAAATATGTGCCTACACATATCTCTAACTGAATGAGTCCGACCTGTAGATACCACCAAGTCTAAAGGTTCGTCTTGCTGAACAATTAAGTGCATTGCTCTTACATAATCATATGAGTGACCCCAATCTCTAAAAGCATCCATATTGCCCATTTCAAGCTTATCCTGAAGCCCCAACTTTATTCTTACCGCGCCCTTAACAACCTTATTGGTGACGAAATTAGAACCCCTTCGCGGTGATTCGTGATTAAAAAGAATACCGTTAGACGCATGAAGTCCATAAGCCTTTCTATAATTTTTAACTATGTTAAAACCAAATAATTTGGCTGCTCCGTAAGGACTAACGGGCGTCATAGGTGTGCTTTCTCGCTGAAAGCCATCCTCGTCAACAGAATCTCCAAACATTTCTGAACTGCTGGCTTGATAAAATTTAGCCTCAGGACATATATTTTTATAAGCTTCTAGTAAATTTAAGACTCCTAACGCATTAGTTTGTGCGGTAAACTGAGGGACATCGAAACTAATCCGAACATGGCTTTGAGCCCCCAAGTTGTAAATTTCATCAGGCTGAATATCTTTAAGTAGTTTTTGTAACGAAGATACGTCCAAAAGGTCTCCGTAAAAAGTTTTGATTTTGTCGCTCAAATGGGCAACGCGCTCCTCTTGATTTTCGCACACTGAATTTCTTCTAACCGTGCCGAAAACTTCATAGCCCTCATCCAAAAGGTATTCGGATAGATAGCTGCCGTCTTGACCGTTAATTCCTGTTATAAATGCTTTCTTCTTCATTAGACTTGATACCCCCAACTTTTTAAATAAGGTTCCAGAGTTTCATTTACCATCTTGTGATATTCAGGCGGAACCAACTCCCTCCAAGACCCAAATCCTCCCTTATACAAGTGGTGACCATGCAAATGGGTCTCTTCATCGTATTCGTGGAAGTCTTCAAATTTTTTAGCTTTTTTCTTTTGATTGGAAAAGCAATACTCTGAGCGTATGTGGTTTTTTTGTTCGTCGGAAATTTCAATATCAAAAAAACTTTGTAATTTTTCAAAAAGGTAATCAAACTTTAAATCTCTAGCTTCATTATCAAAAAAATCTTCATACTTTAAAAATAAGACTTGGCGCCCCCGTTCATGATCAGACTTGTATTTATTAAGCTCATTAATAGTATGCAACTGCTGCGTGACATGTTGAGTTAACATATCGTGCGGTATTAGTTCTTTTTTATCGTCTTCGTCAAAACCGCCATAATATGCCCGCCATTGAGATATACAGCTATCCCTAAAATCTCTATAAGTCGCCACCGTCTTTAGAGTGCCATCCTCATTATCTTCAAAATAAGAGTGTCGCTGGGGAGCAACAGAGCCATTAAATAAATAATTAACTATGTTGAATATCACTGTGCTGCCACTACGAGGCACACCAAAAACCTTTGGAGTATTACTTCGCTCTGTTTGACTATCGTTCATTTGAAAACTTCCATCTCAGTTAAATCTGGCCAATCGTTTACTGACCACTTTCTAGGCTTATTATAGGATGCCTCTGGCAGTTTTTCAAGACCTAATTGGGCCGTTTCTGGAGTCATATAGTAATGGTAACCGACCGTCGTAATGTTTTGTTCCCTCCAAGGCTTATCGGGTAATCTTCCGTCATAGGACATTTTCTTTAGATCCTCTGCGGCACTTTTATCATCTGTTAAAATCATTCCGCCTCGACCCAAGCTAAGATGTTTTTGAAATTGAAAACTTAAACACATGAAGGTATTTGGAATGTAACTATGCTCTTTCCAAAGAACGGCAGCGTCTATGATATTAGTACCTCCTAAATAATAATAGTCCTGCCAGTTTTCACTCTTCCATTTCAAGGGCAACTGTAATTTAGAGGCTAAGAAAGGAATAGAAATATAAGTACGATTTGGAACCTCAAGAAATGTTGGCAAATTACGCCTAAGACAAATTTCAATACCATGCGTACATGAGTCCACTGCAACAGCATATGGAGAACCAAAAAATTTTGCTATTTCTATTTCAAACTCTTTAACAGTTTCAAAACTCATCTTTGTTCTTGAAGCTTATATTTCAAATTAGGTTCAATGTATTTTAAAAAAGAATAACTAACTGTATCAATATGATTTTTTGCTCTTTCAAAGTTTTCTTGAACAAATGGCAACATTTTTTGATATTTATCGAAGGATAAATCCTGCAATACGTGCATTACATCCTCTATGCTCTCTACAGTAATTATGCCGTTTGAATTAAAATACTTTCCGATCTCTCGCGCCCCAAAATAAATTGGCACAGTTCCAACCATGAAGCAATCCATGATTTTTTCAGAAAAATAATTATCTTGTATCCAGTTTTCAATGGTAATTGAGAAAGCGTAATCTTTTAAGATGTTTGACTTCCCGTCATAATTATTGTCATGATCCTCTGGAAATGGGTTGTGACCCCTACCAAATAGCCCTATTTCTGTTTTATTTTCAGAAAGGATTCTCAGCAGTTCTACTCGCATTTTTTGTTCTTGCGTTTCATTCTTATTCGATACGACATAAGAACATAATTTGCTTTTCTTGTAAACTTGCTGTTTTTCCTGTGGCCAAACCCAAGTTCCTCCTTCTGGAGTAGGGCAGATCTTATCAGGACATTTTAATGCTAATTCATCATCATATGAAACAATGTAATCAAACTTGTCTCTATTATTCTCCACAAAACCATACCTATCCTGAACGTCGAAGGGGCGACATTCTGTAAGTAGCGCGACCTTTATACGTGACTCCACCTCATCAACTTGGTAAATTCCATCTCGAATAAAATACGTAATATTATTATCTTTTGGTTTATCGTAAACAACCTCAAAAGGTCTTGAGAGATCCAGCCCTCTACACCATGGCCTTTCAGAATACCAAGCGTCATACCCCACTATATTGATAGTCGTCATTTATTTTTAATAACTTAAAAACTGAAAAATATAAAATCAGTCTACTCTTTGGTGGCCTCAAGGTTTAAGCTTATCAAGGTTCCAGTTTCTTTGGCTAAATGTGGTAAATAAGCCTGAGAGTGATCATCAAAATTTCCGTGATCGACCTTACGCCAATCCCATTCCCTCACATCATGGAAACCGTTCTCGCATAAAACATTGCGTAGGCTTTGGTAATCAAAAACGGTTTTGTGGTAAATAATTTGATCACCCATTGGCATTTTGCCGAAAAGAGGCCCCAGAAAGCTCTGTAATGGATCACCATCTGCGTAAAGCTTGCAAATAGCTTGAAAATTTGGAACAGCGAGCCTCAGTGTGCCACCCTTGTTTAATACTCTGTGCCACTCTTTTAAAAGAATCTTTAATTCTTCGCGATCAAAATATTCTATTACATGAGAGGCGTAAATGAGCTTGGCGCTTTCATTATTAAGAGGTAATTTAACAATGTCATGAGAGTGTAAGTGGCCGTAATCTCCACCATCTATATGAAGCCAATCCTCTCCAAAATTACGCTTTCCGCATCCCAAGTTTAATTTTAAGTTGTTATGTATATTTTTACTCATCTAAAAACCTTTTGTCCATTTCTACGCCTTGGTAGGGGCCAGTTTTATATTCATAAACTAGAGTATTGTCTTCTTGCGATTCATAATTATGACCACCTTCACAAGTAATCGAACAGTCTCCCTGCTTGAGAATCTCGGTAGCTAACAGTTTGTCATCAAGATCGTAAAAAAACACCTTCACGCTTCCACGCAACACCACCCATGACTCCTGCGCTATAACCGTTTTTTCGCCGTTTTTGTAAATATGTTTGTGAGCCTTAAAGGTTTTACCTTTATCCATTTTAAGCGCAGCCATTTGAAGGAACTTGTCTGTCGGAACGACATTACATCTTGCAAGGCCATCAGCAGTTGTCAGGCTGTCGATATCTTCAATTTTATAAACTATATGAAGTAGTTTATCTGGATCTATTTTAGAATACAATTCCATGATTTCTTAATTTATTTAGTTACTTACGTATCCCCTCTGTTTTATGTAACTTGAGTTGGTTCCAGCTACCCTTCCTAGCTCTTCGCCTTTTGGGCCTGTGCGCGGTTTTGCGGGATTACCCTCAAAAAGGTAGCAGTAAAGCGCTCTGTCTAGAAATTTTACGGCTGAATAGTCTCCATGCTTTTCTCTTGACTTGTAAAGCATGGGAAGGGTAAGTGCGTGATCTGTTGCCATTTTAAACCAGTTACCATCACTACCTAAAAAATTGGACACATTAACCCTCTCTAAAGCTTTTACTTTGAATGTACACATATGACTTGTGATCCATTGGCCAGTGTAAGGGTTCCAATTGCTGTCTGGGATCGCTTGATTATTACCACGTTCACCAGATGAAAAAATATAATTAGTATAAACAAATTCCAAATTTGGAGTTTTATCATAAACCTCCTTAATTTCCTCAAGAGCAGTCACTTCATTAAGCCAGTCGTCGCTATCAACTATACAAATAATATCCTCGGAATTCTTATTTATAGCGTTGTCATAGATATTTTTTGCCCGATATTTTCTTTCTGTATTAAAAATTACCTCGGTTAAACCGTTTGTGGGAAGACTTTTTAAATAAAGCCTTGTATCGTCATCACTTATATCGTCCACCAAAATGTGAGAATCGGGTTTAAGGGTCTGATTAGCGACACTCTTAACGCAATTTAACACAAATTTTCCCGCATTTCTACCAACAGAAACAACGTATAACTTTGACATGCCGTATTATAGAAGGGAAAGCTGGTTTATTCTAGAAAAAGTCCCCGTTAATTTGTTTCTCCCAATATGATATTTTCATATTAGATAAGTCAAAAAGCTTAGAGGTCATTTCTTCGTATTTTTTATATAAAAAATCACAATTAATCTCTCCCCAGTCATCAACAAACAATATAGGAAGGTCATTAAACTCATTCATCGCCGCACTCCTTTTGATGATGGGAATTGTTCTTAAGTAAAGAGCCTCCCAGGTTCTATGACAGTCCGTTCCATTTCCACGGGGTGAAAAAACAAATTTATGAGATGCTATCTGTCGGTAGTAATCTTGCCACGGTAAAGCTGCTTGCCTAGTCACCCAATCGTTACTGGAAAAATGATTTAAAACGTGCGCCCTTTCGCTTCGAAAAGTGTTGGGATTTACATTTAAATAAACCAAATCACCATGCACGGTTTCTTCTTCGGATAATTTATTTATGTAAATAGCTTTTTTGAGACCGTCAGGCGGCTCCGAGGAAAATCTTCCAGACTGACTTGTTGAATTTATCCTCAAAGTCATATTTTCCAAACCTATAGGTATGGCTCTAAGCTTATCGGTTTGATAATCTTTATTTTGGCAATACCACTTTGTGAGACCCTTTGGGCGAAGATTAAAGCGGTTTTTATCTATGTGGTAATCGCTGTTATGCGTAACAAAAGTCTTATGTGCACTGCCAGTATACTCTTCTATATAATCTGTTTTGCAAAATGTAGCGTGACCCCGACTACAGATATCAATAAACCTATTACCTGTAATATATTCATTAAAGCTAATCTTGTGGGTGAAAAAATCTTCTAATTGCTTAAGGGGCATTTCAAAATTACAGCAACTGTTTTATGTCCTTACAGTGCATGTGTAGATTATTTATCTTAACTGGCAGTGCAGAACCGTCTAAAATATAAGGCTGTCGATCTTTCCAAATATACTGATAATCACAAGCTTTAAAAACTGTGGTTTCATTGATAAAGCCAATTTTTTTATCCGACGGGTCTTGAACATTGTCGATACCAAAAAAATACTGACCTAAGGCTGCGCCGTCAAATATGCTGCCATAATGATTGAAATTGCTGTCATATTTAATATTAAAATTATTATATTGCGACGCTTCTGGCAGGATGGGAAAATTGGAAACTAAATACTGATAGTGTGTAAAAAAATGATACAAATTTTGCATATCAGTGAAAGAGTTATTATTAAAAATAAAATCACAGACAGCCTCAATAATAGAGTGGTCCTTAAACCAAATTATGGACGGGACGCACCTATCAGCATCTATAACAAGAGACATTTGTTTCCCTAACTGCTCCGCTACAGATCTTTCGTGTATTAAATCCGAAAACAAAGCTATATCATTTTCAATATGAAAAAACGACTCCAAGCCTTTTGATTTAGCGTAATTGTGAAGTATAAAAAACCTAGAAGAAGTTCTGGAATAGAAATTATCTCTAAACTCAGTATTGAAATTAGTAATATTGTAGCTCCTGTAAGACTCGTCTTTAAAATTTTCTAAGTCTTCTAGAATTATATCTTCGTGCAGCACTAAGTGATGCAAGTCTTTAGGGAGAATTAGATGCACCTCCACTTCCGACCTCTTTAATAGAGAAATACAATCGTTTAAGCAGGTGGGAAACAGTGATCCCGAATGAACTAAGACAACTGGAGTTTTAATTTTTTCGCCCATATGTGTCATTGTAAAATTTTAACATTTTCGCAAAATACTTAACGTTATTCTTTACAGAAACAAACGCGGAACTTTGTTTTTGCTGAAACAAGGCCAGCTTTTTCGCTATCGAGGGGTTTGCGTTGAAAAATTCAACTGAAGCCTCCCAGTCGGTCTCGTCCACATAGACAAACCCGCCAAAGGTCTTAAAGTAATGGTAGTGCCAGCACATATCCTCTCTCTTTGGCCTAAGAAATAAACACAGGCACTTAGAGTTCATTGCCCATGGTAATCTATCCCAAGAGTTGGTGTTGCCGTTTATGTTAAAAATATATTTATACTCTAATTGTTTACCTTGCGGTATAAAGTCAGATTGAATCGATTGCCAGTCAAAATCTACAAGCCTTTCAGGATCTGGAAAACCACTCATGTCAGTTGTTATTCTAAACTTTCCCAATTCGCTATCTTTATTTTTGATACAAAATAAAAACCGTTGGTTGTCTTCAGGTAAGTGCCCTCCTGTATAGCTGCCTGCAAAAATTGCCTTATCCTTCTTATCCTCAAAGTCTAGATCTAGCAGTGAAAACATTTTGGTGACTTTTTCAACACTTACGATATGAGAATTAGGGATTAAGAAGTTGGGATGATTCGCTCTGCGCGTAAAACACCAGCGAGGAATTCCCTCCTCATAAAAATCCACATCATCTCCCGAGTTAAAAATGAATTCACAGTCTAAATCGGAAACGCTAAATCCCTCCACTTCAAAAGCGTCCCTACAGGACAAAAGGCTTATAAGGAACTGCGACCGCATCTCATCCTGATTCTCATGCTGTCGCACAATTGAAAATTGCCCATCTTTAATTTTTATATGTGCCTCTTGGGGCCGCAACTCGCATTTTTCAATGGCGTCAGAATCTATATTCGTTATAGGTTTTGTTTCTTTTTGGAAACAGAAGTCTATTTTTTCTTCATCTGTCATATCTGTAGTGTCCATGTTTTGATTCTCTTGCTGATAAAATAATTTCGTCCGCTAAAGCCTCGTAAGCTCGATCAAAGTATTGAAACGTTGACCAATCTCCGAACTTTCTTTGCAACTCTAAGTTAAAGTTCTGATGCAGCGAGTGTTTATGAATTAATACTGAGTAGATGCTTTGATCTTGTCTATGCTCTCTGCATCCCTCAGGCCCGTCTGGTTGCTTAACTGTCGTATCTGGCAAACAAACCTCTTTATCCAAGCTATAACGGTAATAATCATTAACGAATTTGATATTGTCAGGTGTTTTGGAATATACTTGAAATCCAGCCCAGTATTGTGGGTAGTTTGCCGCCTCCATACACTCCATCGCCTCCAGACTTTTTCTTGTGCACCAATATTTATTATATAATAATGAATGAGTATAAGGTAAAAATAATCTACCGTCTGTTAAAATATCCTCAAAATCTGTAAACTTTTTAATAAAGCAGTTGGCTGAATCAGAGTATATCATTGACCCAAAATTATTTAAGCAGTGCCATATAGCATATACCTTATAGGCGAAGCCTCGCGGTTCATAGATAAAATTGGAAACTTTGGGTATTTTAATTAGCGCAACGTCAAGATCTGTAGCCTGACGTAATTCTTCCAAATCTTTTTCTTCGCAATCAAAGTAATAAACAAAAACATTTTTTGCATACGAGTTTAACTCGTAGCTTTTGATTAAGTTTTTACAATTTCTTATAAAAGGTTTATTTATTACGGTGCATAAATTCATCTTTAGTTCAAAGGTTGGGCTAATAGCCCTTCTCTATGTAAAGATTCCTGATCTTTGCTCCCTCTTGCATATTGCTGGTTTCAGAGTGAGTTGACAGGCCCTCTGGATTGTAATAATACAATCCTAAAATTTCATATATCTTGTGAAAAATTGCGCCATTGTGATGACATCTTAGCCAAAATTCATGATCTGCCGCCGTGGGCCATTGCGTGTCAAAATATCCGTATTTTTCATGAAGTTTCTTCCTCCAAAAGGGCATATTGTGCGGTGAATTGTGTCCCAGTAGAAATCTTGGAGCAGGCTCTTCGCATGGATAAATTTTTGACAAACCATTTTCTTCAAAAGTCTCGTTAGGAGTCACGCTCCAACCAACATAACCGTAAGAAACGTCGCAATCTGCATTCTCTATCATGTAGTTAGAGTGTTTTTCCAGTGCATTTGAAGCTTTTCTGTCATCTACATTCCAATTTGTTAATATCTCTGAAGAGGATAACTTCGCCCCGATATTCCAAGTCTCGTAAATGCTGTATTTTTTATCCAGCTTTTTATAAATTACATTAGAGGGAAGGTCGCGCTTTAAAATAAGCTCTTCAGTTTTATCGGTAGACTGAGCATTTAATAAAAGAACTTCAAAAAAACTCAAATCCTTTTGCTGTAAAACATTCTCTAGAAAACCTTCAATAAAAAGCTCGCTATTAAAAATTGAGGTAATAATACTAGCTTTATATTTCATCAATCTCCCACCTCCACACGAATACTGTCTTCATCAAAATGTTGAGTAGAAAATTCGAACATTTCTGTATCTTGGAGGGCAAACATTTGGTGCCTCATCCCGACCTCCACATGAAAATTGTCACCCTCCTCTAATACAACTTCGGTGGCAACATTGATGTCATCTTCGTAGCCATAAGAAACTAAAAGTTTTCCCTTTTGAATGTAAAAAACCTCATCTTTGAGTTTATGGTAGTGCCAAGAGCATTTTTTACCCTTTGCAAAAAATAATATTTTACCACAGTACTGGGGTTTATTTACAATCCACTTTTCATAGCCCCAACCCTTGGATACGAATTTAATGTCTGAAAAATTCTTCATTTGCGATCTAGTAGCTTTATGGTTGCCCCGATAATTTCCTCGGGAGAAATGGTGTTGATTAATTTATTAGGATCGTCCCGCTGATAATATGAAGGCTTTATGTCTGAGTAGTTAGGCTCTAAACAAATGCACCTGTCGTCCGAAGAGAAAAATGGACCAGTAGCTTTCCAAGTCTGAGGAAAAATACAAACTATTTTAGTATCATAGTGAGAAGCAAGGTGAAGCGGGAAGCTATCATAAGAAAGGTGTAGGCTGGAATGCTTTATTAGATAGGCTAGTGAATGCATTGTAGTGCGTCCTAAAAACGAAGTGTTCACATCATAACGGTCATCATCTTCACCCCCAACTTGTATGATTTCATGAGAAAATCCAGGGGAGTTTTTAAGACCATCTACTACTTCTTTCCAATAAGAATACTGACGAGCAGTTCCCTTGGTGTCGCAAGGGTGAAAGGTAATATAAGGACTTGAAGGTAATTCAATTTGCTCTTCTGCAATAAAGCATTTATCAATCGGCATCGCTGTTACCAGTGAATATGTTTCCAGCATGTGCATATTTTTATTTTTTTAATTCTAGACCTACTACATCTAAACCGTTATGGAGATATTGGAGACAACGCTGCGTTAGTATTGCAGGAAGAAACAACATATCAAAGCAACCCTGCCACTTGCCATGACCCTCGATAAAAAGCGGGTCTTCCATTTGCGGATAATACTCTAAAACCCCCTTGAGGTGGGGATTGTCCTTCAAGACGGGATGAAAAACCCCTTTACAGGCGTAATAAAGGTCATAGTCGGGATAATTTTCCCTAAAAGCGGGCAATAGGCTAGTAGAGAGGAATATATCACCCGCGCTCTCAGGGAGACATATAAGTATTTTTTTGTCAGAGCCTTTTGTCTGACTTTTTATATATTCCAGTAGTTCAGAAGCTTCCATTAACCTAATCTGTTTGTTCTAACAGATGATTATATGGTCTTAACTGTTTTTATCAACTTCTGTAGGAGGAATAAAGGTCTGCTGCCCGTCTTTATCTGTAATGCCACCCAATAACAAGTCTGTACGAGCAATTGTCAGATCAATCTCTTTAAATTCATAAAAACACTCTGAAGCTTCGTCAATATAGGTAATCGGTCTTCTCTCCAAAATGTCTTGATCATTGATATGTGCTGCGCCAAGAGAGCGCTCAGATGCGCCACATAGAAAAAGATTCACGCGAGCTAATGCCCACTGAGCAGTAGAAACGGTAGGTCGATAAATTGATGAACTTACCTTTTCGCCCCTCTTGTAGATTGTAATAAGCTCCTCTAGAGTGACCTGATGAGAGTGTTTTTTATTATGCTGCTCGACCTTCTTTGAGAGAAGGGCTAAGATTTTATCTGAAAGCGTGAGGTGCATTTTATTTACTTACACTATCCTTCGCAGGATGCACAAGAAAGTATTGAGCGAGCTAATTCTTGGCTCGGGTTGGCGCTGCGCTGATAGTAAAAACTTTTAACTCCTTGTTCCCAGCCAAAAATCAGTAATTCGCTGACCTGCTTAGGTGGACATTTGGGAGAAATCATCACATTTAGGCTTTGGCCTTGGTCAATATACCTTTGGCGTTGCGATGCCTGAATAACAATTTCCTTTTGTGAAATTTCTCCGAAGGTTTTAAATACAGCCTTCTCCTCATCTGTTAAAAAGCTTAGGTGTTGCACCGAACCGCCTTTTAACAGAATTGACTTCCAAGTAGTAAGAGTATTTTTCTTTTTCTCTTCCAACAGCGCTTCTAGGTAAGGGTTTTTGTAAGTGAACTTACCTTTCGCCAAATCTTTGGTAAAATAATTACTGTTAAGAGGCTCAATAGAAGGTGATACCTGACCCAGTATAAAAGAACTTGATGTGGTCGGAGCAATTGCCATTGTGGTCATATTGCGCCTACCATAGCCCTTAAGGTGCTCAGGCTCTCCAAACAGGACACTTAGATTCTCAGTAGCTTTATCCGCCCTCTCTCTTATGACTTTATGAATTTCATTATTGAGAAAGTGAGCTTCCATGCCCTCAAATGGAATCATTTGTTTCTGAAGCAGGGAGTGCCAACCCAGAACACCCACGCCCAGAGCGCGTTGACGTTTTGCAAACTCATGCGAGGGCTTCATGAATGGGATGCCCTCTGTCTTCTCAATGTATTCTTCCATGACTGCATCTAAGAAATAGACCAAGGTTTCTATCGCATCTGTTTCTACTATTTCCTCCCACTTCACTAGGTTTAGTGATGACAGACAACAAACAAAGGATTCTTGCTCGGAGGAATGCAGCGCGATTTCACTACAGAGATTAGACGCGGAAATTTTTAGCTTTTTATCCTTATAAGCTTTGGGTGCATTTTGATTCGCAGTATCAGTGAAGAAAATGTAGGGGTATCCCGTTTCAAAACGCTTACGTATCAGTGATGCCCATGTGGATCTTTTTTGACGATCACCATCAATTAGAGATCTCATCCACTCATCATCGATGCAAACACCAAAGGACATTTCTTGGATAGGGTTTCCCTCGCCTCTTATTCTTAAAAACTCCTTAATGTCAGGATGATCAATTGGTAGATAGGCTGCAAAAGAGCCTCTTCTTACATTACTTTGAGAAACAACAGAGGATACTTTGTCGAATAGCTCCATGAAATGCACCGAGCCACTAGATGTGCCCCCAGAATTAATTGCCTCGCCGCGCCCTCTTAGATCACCGAAATAAGCAGAGGTTCCTGCGCCATGTTTGGTCTGCATTCCCACTTCGGCTTGTTTGTCCAAAATGGCATCCATGCGGTCTTCGATAAAGACGCCGTTGCATGATACGGGCAATCCTCGCTTTCGCCCAAAGTTTGCCCACACTGGGCTTGCCAAAGAATAAAATCCCCTCGCTACATAGTCTTCGAATTTTTCAGCAAAGCCTTTTATCTTAAGATACTTTTCCGCAGCCTTTGCAATATCAGCCACGCGCTGTTCCGCAGATTCTCCCTCTCGCAAATAGCCCCTTTTAAGGAACGCCCTAGAGTCTTTGTTGAGCCATTTGTATTTTTTCATTAAAAGAGGTCGTCAGCGTCAAATGTTTGCGAGTTCTTTGAGTATTCTACTGGGCGAGAATGAAAGAAATCAGTGGCGTTATTACCCATCAATTCCTCCTCAAACCACATTGTATCTTCCAGTAAAGAAGTGTCAACATTAAATGCTGGAGCAAATCCAATTTTTTCTAATGAATCGTTTATTCTGTTCTTGATGAATTCCTTCAAGATGTCTGCGCTCAGGCCCTTTTCGTCAAAGCCATTAACCATCCAGTCTACGATTTTACTCTCAGCTACTAAAGCCTCTTCAGCTTCATGGTTGATTCTGTTTTCTAGCTCTTTATCAAAAAGTTCTGGATGCTCTTCTCTGATTGTGTTGATGATCTTGATCCCCGTAAGGGCGTGAATATTTTCTTCGTTACGAGTATACTTAACCTGCTGACCAGTATCTTTTAGAACGTTCCGATACCGATTAAACCAATTGATTACATAGAACTGACTAAACAAAGAGACGTTCTCTACAAACAGGGTAAACAAAATCAAAGCATAAACGTATTGCTTTTTAGAGTCCTTATAAAACTTATGGTTATACTTCCTCAGATAGCGTACACGGCCCTCGATAAAGTCCAGCTTAAGGTTCTCTTCAAAAATATCTTCCAGCCCTAGAACGGTCAGTAGGCGCTCATAAGCATTGTTGTGGATGACCTCTGTATTGGCCATAACGTAGCCCAAATCTGTTAAACTCGGATGTGGCAAGTTGTCTCCCAGTTTTGCCCAGAACTTCTTAACAGCTACCTCAATCTGCCCAATAGCTGAAAGGGTTCTGATAATCATCTCTCTCTCGTCATCACTTAAATTTACGTTAAAATCTTGAATATCGCTACTAAAACTAAACTCTTTATCGGTCCAAAAACCGTTGTGCATTGCTTCTATAAAATCCTGCGTCCATGGATAATAATCGGGCTTCCTTGATAACTGTTCTTCAAAAATCATAACTTCGTATTTTTTACACCTTAGGGAGGCAAGCGGGTGGTGTCGAGGGAAATTTCCTGATTTTTTTTTTGACAAGGTTGGTTAACGACGTATAATAACCGTGAAACGGTTAAAAAACGTATCTTTAAGATAAGGTTAACGGTACAGTAAACGTTCGTCTGTAAAGTAAACGTTTTTATAAATATATTATATATAATAAGCTTTTTCTGTTTAAATTTCTGAGAACCCGCATAGTATTGTAGATGCCATATTCCCCCAGCGACCTCACCCTAATTGAAAAACTGCAAGAAAGAAGGGATGAGGATAGTTTACTTCAACTGATAGAAAGACATTCTGGTATATATCACAGCATGGTGAATCACTTTATGTCTCACCCGCAAAATGCGTTAGACAAGGATCAAATGGTCAACGAGAAGGATGCCACGATCTATTCGGCAGCAATGAACTATGATCCGAATCGCAAGACAAAGTTTTCTACACATTTGGCTAATCAAACAAAATGGAAGTGCTTGAACCTTTTAAATAAAAATAAAAGAATGAAGCAATTTTTCATCGATGAAGATGAAAATCACTTTGAACCTTCATGCGAAAGTTTTATTGCCGATCTAACCCGTGGGGAAGTTTTATCTGTGTTTAAAACTTGCCTTAAAAAAGAAAAAGACGAAAGGGTGAAAAAAATAGTTGACGTTAGATACGGTCGCGCTGATAATAAGCTCACACCGTGGAGAGTGATATCTGAGGAGCTTGAAATGAGCATCCAAGGTTGCATCAACATTCACAATCGTTTCATAGAAAAAGTAAAAAGACATATTAAAAATGTATAATTCAATTACAGCAGCAGCATTCTTGGTTAAAGACCCCGAAGTCAAAACTACCTCTACAGGAAAAAAGGTGGCCAACCTTCGAGTGGGCATTTCAGCGGCAAATGCAAAAACCAAGTGTTTCATTGATTGTGAGTTCTGGGACAAAACCGCAGAAATCGCAGAGAAGTATCTTACCAAGGGCAGGGAGTTCATTGTATCGGGCGAGCTTTGCATGTCAGAGTGGGAAAAGGATGGAAAAACTTTCAGCAAGTATTATCTGAGAGGCAAGGATCTACAGTTCTTGGGTTCTAAGAAGAAAGATGACGCTCAGGGCGACTCAAACGATACTGAGGTTCCTTTTTAATGAAGCTTGTAGTTGACGCTCCAATTAATTCCCTAAGCTTTGGCAATGTCTCTCTAAATATTATTAGAGAGCTTTACAAGCGGGGTGTAGACTTAAGAATATTTCCCACGGGAAATGTAGACCTTGAGGCTTATGATTTAGACGAAGCTTTTCGCTTGTATTTGCAAGAGGCAATCAACAAGCGTCTCGATTTCTTCAAACCAGACATTCCGTGCTTTAAGCTCTGGCACCTAAATGGGTCAGAAAATCGCAAGAATAAGGATCAGTATTTGTTTACATTTTACGAATGTAATGAGCCTACTGAGGTTGAATTAAAACTTTGTGCGGGGCAAGACCACACATTTTTCGGTTCCAGTTATTCGAGAGATTGCTTTTCTGAGCGAGATGTATCAAACACTAGTTTCTTACCTCTCGGACTAGATCCCGACTTTCATGTCACGGATAAAAAATATCTCGGTGATGTGATTCATTTTGGTTTAATGGGTAAATTTGAGAACAGAAAGCATACCGCAAAAATCATAAAAACTTGGGTAAAAAAATATGGCAATAATCCTAAATATCAGCTTTCTTGCTGTGTTGGTAATCCATTTTTTAAACCCGAGCAGATGCAGGGTTTAATTCAAGGTGCGCTTGAGGGCCAGAACTACACAAACGTTAACTTTCTACCACGCTTACAAAAAAACTCAGAAGTTAATGATTTGCTTAATTCAATTGATATTGACTTAACTGGTCTTTCTGGTGGTGAGGGTTGGAATATTCCCGCCTTTAATGCCACAGCACTAGGTAAGTGGAGTGTTGTCCTTAATGCAACCTCACATAAAGATTGGGCAACTGAAGATAACTCTATTTTGCTAGAGCCATCGGGGACAATGCCTGTATACGACGGTGTATTTTTCACTAAAGACAGCCCCTTTAATAAGGGCGTCTTTTATACATGGACTGAAGAAGAAGCTATCGAGGCAATGGAAAAGGCCGAATCAAGGGTGGGCGAAATTAATACTGAAGGCTTAAAGCTGGCAGATGAGTTTACCTACTCCCGAACAGTCGATCTGATTTTGGAGAAAATCTTCGGATAATGCATTATGCCTATTTACGTTTACAAGCACCCAGAGAGAGAAGAGTACGAAGAAGTTTTTCAGGGCATGAATGACGAACACGTTTATGAGAAAGATGGGGTAACGTGGGACAGGGTATTCTTGGCGCCCAATGCCTCTATTGATAATAATATAGACCCATTTAACCAACAGCAATTCATGGATGCCACTTATGGCAAAAAGGGAACTATGGGTGACATGATGGACTTGTCAGCAGAAATGAGTCAAAAAAGGGCTGATAAAGCAGGTGGGAAAGATCCTGTTAAGGAAAAATTCTACGACAACTACGCAAAGGAAAGAAACGGCGCACAACACCCGAGTCGTGGAAAAGAGCAAGGCTACGAAAGTAAAAATGTAAAAGTAGACTTCGATTAAGTCAATCTGTATTTCTTAAAATTATATGGCGCAAGGTCAAATGCTTCAAGTTGGTAGCCCGTATCTATTCCTGCGTCAGAGTCAACACCAGCAATAAGAGTATTTATATCGGCTCTATATTGTGAATAGTCGGGACCAGCAGTTCTACCTTCGTAACTAGTTAATAATACCGCTGTACCATCAACAATGGCAAAAGTTTGCTGTCCTGAATCTCCAGTTTGCAGATTCCAAGCAAAATTATCAGCTTTTGCGCCTACTGCTGGGTTGTTGAATCCTGGGGCTGGTGCAAACCAAACTACACTGTTGGAGCTACCAATTTTATAGGGCTCTAAGCAGTGACCCATTTTTCTATGATCAAGACCGAGAACCATTGGTCTAAAGTTATTTTTTATCGATCCAACAGTTGAAGTTCCTGTATTCCAGTAGCGATCAACATCCTGTGGAAAAACTTTAGGTATAGAAATAGTACTAGGCAGATCTTCACTAAGTAACCCCACGGCAATATCCTGCGTAGCGTGAGTCCTTCCCTCTGTAATAGTCCTATCAATCCAAGTACCATCAGGTTCAACAAACCAAACTTTATTTCCGTCGTCTAACATAAAATGCTTTGCCCAAGCAATATGTCGCGGTGTAATCGCTACAGCACCTATCATTCTGAAATCTGCATTGGAAGCGTAATAATCGAAACCCTTGTTATTCCAAACGCTAACGCAAGTTAAGTCAATATCTGAAGCCCAAAAATCACCCGACCTTGCGGCGCCATATCCTCCTGCTGTCAGACTTCCAGAAGGATTGGTAAAATTTACAAACATCGGACCATTAACGCCACTTGTCATTGAATTAGTAATACGCGAAGCTATTTGTTCAGAACAATGCAGCGCTAGTGACTCTTGTGGATTTCCCTCCATCTGTAGACCCTTAGGATTCGAGTATAACTCAAAAGAAAATGACGCATCAAGACTCATTATGTCGTTAACCGCCATTGAATAATTATATGACTGCAATTTAGCATCTTCGATACCGTAGCTAATGCTTTTACCGCTAGTTTCTAAAACTAAATCAAAATCATAACTTGTTTCATTAGCCAATACACCGCTTAACACGCCAGCACTAAATCCTGAAACTAAAGAGGAGACATTAACACTTCCACGCGCAGGAAGCTGTGCTTTTCTATTATAAACATAGTCACTGCCTAAACCATAGGATGCCACCCTTGGTATATTCAAGCTAAGACTTACATTTTGCAAAGCGTGGTTACCCGATAGCGCCTGTCCTCCAACCTGAAAGTTTTGTAAAGTCACTGAACTTCCAGCTTCTGCTGGATTCATAATTATTGGAGTCTGGTCAAACTGAGCAATTGGATCAAAAGTTAAATGGCCTACATTGTGAGCATTGCCGCTTTGCAAGTTAATGGCTGGAGAACCAAGCACCTGACCAGTCACTTCCTCATATTGCATATTTGAGCCTAAAAACTCAACACTGACTGTAGGTAATCCTCCAGCGCCATAAGATAAAGAGTAATCAGTTAAAAAACAATTACCGACTGAAGCGCACTGATAACCACTAAATGAAGGAGAATCACCCTCAATGAATCCGCTGAAAGCATCAAAACCTTGATCGGGGCGTGTTAAAATATAGAAGTTTCTAGAAGCGTTTTCTATGCCTGATAGCGCTCCCACAGAGGGTATTTCAGCCATACCAGTAACTGTGGCATCATTTAAATCCACCAAATTAACAAAACCCTCATTAAAGAAAGGGTAATTCAAATAATAGCTAAACTGTAAGCTTACGTCAGGCTGACGATTTAATGAATTGAAGGCAAGTCGAGAACTACCAACCTGTTTTGGCGCAATGTGAGACAAAGAAACATCAAAGGCTGACGACTGGACGGCAGATGCAATTGATCCCGTCATCTCAGTCGTATAAAAAGCCTCTTTTTGCCCGAGGTGTTCACACGCAATAAACGCATTATTACTCTTAAAAATGTTAGTAGCCATTTTATACTCCTGTTGGCACGACCCCCAACGGGTCTTCCACAAATGTTACGGTTATATCGTTAGCGTTGGCATATTTCCATGTGTGCGTCCACTCGGGACAATAATAAACCTTTGGTCTATTATATAGTGAAGGTATTGTGTGTTCAAATCTTCTGTAGCCAGCCTTGTTTTCTAAAAAGTGCAGAATCGCTTTAGCTTCGTTGTCAGAGACATCTGTAAAATTATAAGAAATGTCAAATTTAGCTATGTTTTTTGTTTGAGCGTTACCGCCAAGCCTTTGTTTGAATGAATATTCAAAATCCACAATATCGGCCTTAATTGGTACTTGAAAATTTTGCTTTTCGTCAGGTTCAAAAAAGAACTTTTGCGACCACAAAGAGCCTGTTCCTGATGGAGAGTTCATTCCATCACTAGAAGACGTATGGTCTTGTGTAGCATAATAAAAATTATCTAGCTTATTATCGGAGATTCCCGTATATACAACATCGTATTTTTTGTAAGTTGCTGCACCTTGAAAACCTTGGAAAGGTAAATTTGTAAAGTTTTGCCCCGACCAATTAAAAAGGGTGGCGGCACCATCAACTGCAACCTTTGCGGCCACTTCTATGTGGTTAAGATTTACATAATTCACAGTATACTCATCACAAAACCCTGAAACATTTTTGTATATTCCAGAGTTGTCAGGATTGAACTCGAACTGTTTGAAACCTGATTGCGCCTCAAAAAAGTTAACAAGTTTTCGAGCATTAGTTGTATTTAAATTATATTTTACATCGAATGCGGCAGTTAAATTATTTACGGAAATGGGAACCAATTCGTAATAGAAATCATCGGTCGTGTAATTGTTGTCTTTAGATGAAAAAGTAACCGTTGATCCATAGGATGGCGTTAACTGTAAACCAGTAAGATTAGCAGGGGCTGTTACTCCCTGTATATTCCTATCTCTGTTGTAATATAAGTCTTCGCTCATCAGGATGAATGCCCTATGTAGTCAAGCTGTAGAGTCAGAGACCCATCAGCAGAGGCTGTTAAATTTTCACTCACTAAAGAAGCGTTAGCAACGCTTCCTGCCCAGATTGTAATACCGTCGCTACCGTCTACTTGAAAAACTACACTTTTATCACCCTTGCCAGTTGACAAAAAATTATAACCACTTTCCATAAATGCATCATCAACATCAATCTGAACACTTGCGTTGATTTGAAGTGGAGCAACTGTCTTAACTTCTTCGGCTGTTTCAGAGCCTATCGTATAATAAGCCTTGCGCTTACATGTCAGTGAATAATCGAAACCAATAATTCTATTTGTGGTGGAGTTGTCGCAAGTAGCGCTAATCGATCCCTGACTGGGTATGTGAATGTCTGGATGCGCGACACTTCCCGAGGCGCTATACCCTGTTCTCATTTCATCATACACAGTAAATGTTGTGTTGACCTGTGGCACCTGACCAACGGCGCATTTCAGTGAGTAGCTATCTAAGTATCCGCTTTCAAATCCATATGAATTGTCGGAGTAATGTATGCTTCCAGATAGCGGAATATTGCCCGTGTATGGCGCGGAACTTAAAGAAAGAATGGGGTCTTCGTAAATCAAAAACCTTCCAAAAGAAAACGTTTGCTTAGTCGGGCCTCCTACAGCAGTAAGGCCGTTTGCGTAGCCAAGTGGATTAACCAGTTGGGGGGAATTAGCATAGCTAAAGTTAGCACTCTGTATGCCCGAGAGTTCCTGACCCGAAATAAATACTCGGGAGTCGTAATTAAGATTTGTTCCATACATTAGTCTCTAAGTAGACCTCCCAAACGTTGCTCTTGTTGAATGACTTCTCTCACGGCATCCTTGATCTTCGCTCCCAACTCTTGACCACGCCTAGCTCCCTTGGCGTCTCCTTCGTTACTCTCATTACTAGTTCCATTCGAGTTGACAGTAATGTTAATCTTTGTGTCGCCCCTAGAAACCTCGGCAATATTGTCCAGCTTATCTAACACCTCTCTGCCGCCACCACCGAGTGATCCTCCAGCGTTAAGAGTTTCTAAGTTGTTAGCGCCAAGTCTCTGTGTCGCAGAGGAATTCATTACGAATTCACCACCTGTCAGCATAGAAGGTATAGTATCTTGTCCTGCGGCATAAGGGACGGCTCCTCCTGTGTTATACGCTCCTTGGGAAGGACTGGCAGAAATTTTTGCGTAAGGGTCCATACCTGCTGTTCCAGCGGGATTTCTTTTCCTTAGTCTTCCTGTCCCAAATGCAAGAGCGCCACTAAGTGCAGCGATCCCCAAACTTCTCCAAAGTTGGTCCTTCTGAGCTTTCTTTTGCTCTGCCAATTCTGCGGCTCTGCGCTTCCTATCCTCATCTTGACCTAACTGCTGAACATATAAATCAAAAGCTTCTCTCTTAGCATCCTGCACCCTTTTGAAAGTCGCATTATTGCGGCGACCCCACTGTGTTAATCTGGGGCTCTCTGGCTCCAAAAATGCAGAAACAAAATCTTTGCCACTTCTTATCTGATCCGTTTTACCACCTGTGTAGCTTTGAGTGGCGAAACCAAGCAGATTACTCTTTCCGCTGATAGCTCCCTGACCCCTAGTTCCTGGGATAAAGAATCCACCATCGGCCATCTTGGGAATAGAACCATCATTTAAAGCTTTCATGAAGTCGGCGCCGTATTTGCCCACGGCCTTTTTCCGCATCACAAATTCTCCACCCATCAGCAATGCGGGAACGTCGTCCTTCATTCCTGATCCTCCGCGCACGGAACCGCCTCTTGCAGCCTTGGTAATTCCACCACCTCCAATACCACCTACAATACCGCTTACCAAATTATCTACAGCCCTATCCATGAAGGCTTTGGCCATAGTGTTAAGGAAGCCTGTGGCCGCTCCAAGAAGAACATCCTTTAAGCTCTCACCCTTGGCTATGGCATCTACCATTCCGTGGCTGAGTTCAGTGGTAAACGCTCTGGCGGCACCTACAAATTTTTCATTAAATTGGCTGGCGATTTCAGAATCTTTCTTAACAAATTCCTTCTCAAAAGTATCGCCAAGAGAAGTATTGATGGCCAACCTTTTCTCTTCTAGCCTAATTAACTCCTCTTCAAGTTCTACGAGATTTGCACCCTCTTGGGTCATCTTTTTCTTAACCGCGAAGACCTGCTGAAGAATCTTGATCTCCTCCCGCGCCCGCATGGAGCCAGCGTGAGTCGTGGACAATCGACCCTGAAGCTTCAGATCCTCCAACACCCTCCTTTCATCTTCACCCCCTATGATTCGCGCTCTCTCCACAGGATCAGTAGTCGCCCCTAAAGCCGACGTTTCCCTTCCTTGCCTCGCCGTTGCCCTTGCAGCGTCAATTAGACCTGTGGCAGAAGTTTGCCTAAATAAATTAAATTTAAGATCTTCCCCCTGCTGCTTTAACCCATCGACATATGATTGAACCTGCTCGGCAAAATCGTTAGTAACATCGGCCCCCTCCTTTTGAGATGTGGTTAGTCTTCTAATCGCCGCGTCATAGTCGTTCCGAGCTATTTGCCCACTGTCTACAAAAAGTTTCAACTGTTGCTTGGCCTCTGCAATTGCAGCGGGATCACCACTTCGTCGAGCCTGTATCTCCACCTCTGCCGCCCGCCTCGTCGCATCTATGTTAGCATCTATACCCTTCATCCGCGCTTCATTAGCAACCACGCTCTTGCTTCCCCCTGGAGTCATGTTGGCATCACCACCCTTTATACCCAAAGCTCGTAGCACTCCTGCTACGGCTGCACTCCCAAAATCCCTACCCGCCGCCACTACAGTGCTGTAAAAACCAGAACCTGCATCCAATATTGTTTTAGATTGTAAGAGCAAATCTATTTTCGATTGTGCCGCAGCCTTAATGCGCTCTTCTTCCGCATTGCGAGCCATCCCTTCGAGATTGTCTATTATTTGATCAAAATCGGCTCCAGTCAGCGAAGTTTTTATAGCCTCTGCCACGCTCATGTTTTGGATTCCTCCAGCGCGAGTAATGTTCATTCGTGATTCTGGGTCTATTCCAGACTCTTTTGCTAAATCGACAAGGCTAGTTCTGAATTGTGCGGCTCGCTCAAGTTTTGCAGCCTCGAATTCCAAATCTAATTGCTTCTTCTTTTCTTTGGTGATGTTTTTCTGTAGCTGTAATTTGCGATCTTGCCCTGCCCCTACCATTTTCGCTTCCATTTTTGCTATGTCCAGATCGATCTTGCTGACTTCAAGTTTGCTCTTGGACAACTCCGTCGCAACTGACAGTTGCAATTTTAAAATACGCAACCGATCACTCTCCCTTTGAAGGCTTGAGTCTAACAGGGCTTTTTCAAAACGGGCCTCTGCCACCTCCAGCTTTTTAAGCTTCAGCTTTGCATTGGCGTGACCGATTTGCTCCCTCATGAGGGCGGTTATTGCGTTTTGCGAGTCCTCCTGTAAGTTTAGGCTGCCTACTTGGTTTTGTAACTCCTCCTCGACTTTCTCTGTAAATCCCCCTTGTTCTACTATTAGAGCGTTAATAGTCCGCACTGCCTCTTGAATGTCATCAAAGTCTTTTGCACTGATTGTCTCATTTGGGTTTTTTGATTTTAACCTCTCTGCAAAAGTGCCCTCGTCTTGAACTAGTTTGGATAGAAGTTTTATTTGGTCTGCTATTGCGCCCTTCTCTAATTCTCTTACCGCGAGAGTCTGCTGTATCTCATCTTTTCTCTTTTTACTGGTGGAAACCAAAGCCTTTTCTATGTTAAGCTCCCTGTCTACATCAGTAGCCATCTTAACTCGCAACATGGCCATTTCTGTCATGTTGGCTATTCTAGCCTTAGCTACGCTCTCGTTAATTTGCGCGATGCGTTGCTCCTCTGTTACCTGCTCCCGTCTTACGTCCAGTATATTCAAGAACAAATCTAAGATTTCTTTCGCCGCAGCTTTATCTTTTCCAGGGTCGCCGCGCCCAGTCATGAGCATCTTTATCCTGTCGAGATTAGCTTTCTGCTCCTTGGTCATGTTCTTCTGTGCACTGTCCAGTAAGCCAGCTACTTCTCCCGACATATCCGTTACCCCGAGAGCGTCAGCAGATGTAAATCTCTCTTGAGCCTCCTTACCAGCAAAAGCAAGGGCGACCTGTTGCTCCATTGCAGCAAGTGCATCGAATTGGAGTTTTGAGATACCTGAAGTTGCGGTTCCTACGCCAAATTGAAACGCGGACCCGCCCCCATTAGTCGCCTCCGTGCCACCCATTTCTTTCACTTGGTCTAGCATTTGGTGGGTCGTTAACGGTGTCTTGCCAGCAATCATTTCGATGTTGCGCTCTAACGTCGCTTGTCGGAATGATTGTACTAATAATTCTTTCCTTATTTCATTGGGATCATCTCCCGCTCTTTTTCCCGCAGCTTCAGACAACTCTGCCTTATTAGCTGTAGCTACAGCTTCTTGGAGAAATTTTGCAAAGTCCCCCGTAGCCTTTCCAAAAGCGCCTTGTCGCAATGCGTCCATTGCCGAACTAGCTACCTCATCCAAGGCTTTAGATGCTTTTTCCGCTGGGGTATCGATAAGGCCAAGAGCCTCACCAATCCCCGAAAGGAATCCGCCCAGATCAACACCAAACATCTTCAAGATTCCACTAACTGCTTGGAATCCAAATATAACTTGTCCAATAACAGGTAAAAATCTTCCAAAGCCAGTGGCCAGTTTTCCTAAGCCACCACCAACAACTCTTGCAAGGCCCATGGCCCTGCCTGCCCGATTCTGAACAGGGGGTAAGCCTTGAGCCTTTCTAATGTCGAGTCCATGAAACATATTGGGACCAGCCATTTGCGTCCTTCCCTGCTTCATAAGACTCGAAGCCCCTTTGCTTAATTTGCCCGCTGGCATCATTCCCATAAAACTCGTTCCCTGAGGAAGAGCCATCCTCATCATAGCGAGCATCATCAGTGCTTGGGTGGCATCTGTTAAGCCTGTTCCGAATTTGCTTGCGGTGTCTCCCATCTGAGAGAAAACACCAGTCAACATTGATGCCGCCATGGTTAACCCCATGAACTTCATCATCAAGTCACCACTTGCTGCCGAAGGCGTCGTTGTTGCAAAGTTGGGAATCGCACCAGTTGGCTCATCCCGCGTATTAGTAACGCCAAGACCCATCGGGTTTCCTGCGTTTCTTAGGCGGCTGCTTTGATTGATTCTGATTTGATTAATAGGTAATCCCGCTTGACTCTCCCGCTCAATAGCGGCAGCTAAAGGATTAACACCAGCGTAGTTAGGGATGTAGCCGTCAGCAAAAAATAAGGGGCGAAGTTCCTCCTCTCGCTTTCTCAGCATCTTATCTACTTTACCCCTGAATGCCATTTTCGGCACATTGCTCCCCTTCTGAAACATCCCCGCGTTCTCTCGACTTATTTCTCGACGAGCCATCGACTGAATATTTTTCTGCTTTTCACCTTGGGTAAATTTTCCTCGCCTTGTTTCTTTTATTACTTTCCTATAAAAGCTTATAACACTATCTCCACCAAGGCCGACCTTGAAATCGCCAGTGTTTTGATTCGCTGGAAAACCAAACAGTTCTCGGACTTTACCTAAATTAACACCACCCCTTACATCAAAGTCGCCGCCCTTCTCTCTCACTGCCGCCCTATAATCAAGAGCTTTGCTAATGCCGACCTCAAAAGCAGATCCTATTGCTCCTGCCATAGCACCCTTGGCACCTGCTACATTCTCGAAACCTTCTTTAACCTCTTGTGTGGTTACACTCCTGCCAAGTGGCTTTAATTGATTAACCCAGCGTTTAGTATGCTTTGTTAAAGAATTTGTGATATTTTTTGCCAAAAGGTTCTCATCTCCATCCGATGCTGTTTGTAACTTCTCACGGCGAAGTCCAAAAGCCTTTCCACCATCAATTTTTTGCCCATCAATAGTTCTTGGCCCAAGCATCGCGCCTCTCACCGTGGTGTCGGGAACCAAATAAAAGAAATTACT